TAGTGCCTTGACGTGCGGTTTTGTGCAGCATCCCCGCAGAATCTGCGTCCCAAAAACGCGATTTGGGACGCGCCTGGGACACAAAAATAGCCCCTCCCCCGACGAATCGAGGGAGGGGCCGCAAAGCCGCGTGCTATGTCTGGCAGGAAGGAGAGGGTGGCGCAGGGGAGTTGGCGCTTGGCGGTTGGCATTGCACGCGGCGATGCGTCAGAACTTGTTCGCGTTGAGCGCTTGCTGCAATCCTTGGGTCGTGTACTTGCCCCAACTGCCATCAATGAGGTATTTCAGCGGGTAGTAGCCCAAATGTTGCAGCCAGTTCTGCAACGCAACGACGCTGTAGTAGCCGAAATCGCCGTCCACAGCCCGCGTATAGTAGCCGAGCTTGGCGAGGTACTTCTGCAGCGCGGTCGCGGTCTTGACGCCGAACACGCCATCCACCGCTGCGCTGTAGTAGCCCTTCTTGGCGAGTGAGCGCTGGAGCGCCGAGATGGTGAGCTTGCCGCACACGCCGTCAACGAGCAGCTTCGCCGACTCCACCACCGACTCTGCCTTGTAGGTCGGTCGGATGACGGTCATGACCTCGCCCCACGTGCGGGTTCTGCGCCCGACTTGCTTGCTCACGTTGCCGTCGATTGTAGTGATCGTGCGCGAGCTTGTGTTGACCGACTCACAGATGCCGACGTGGTCGGCGTTCTGGTTAGTGTCCCAGTTGAAGTAAACGACATCGCCCGCCTTGGCGTTGGCAACGCTCACGGCCTTGCCCGCATTCACGCCCGCGTTGCGCATGGTCGGACAGTAGACGCTTGGAAGACCAGCGCACGTCGCGCCAGCCATCATGACGATGCACGACGCAAAGCACGCGCACCAATCGCCGCTGCGGAACTCTGCTACGTTGCGCGAGTAGTACGTGTAGAAGGTGGATGGTCCGCTGCCGATGTAGCTCGCCGCGAGCTGTGCCGCCTGTTTGCCGGTCATGGTCATTCCGTATCGCCTCCCATTGCGGTCACGTGAGACACGCCGATGAGCGCGCCGATGAGAAGGCCGACTGCGTTGACGGTGGTCACGACGGCGTCGACGTTCGGCATCGCCCACACGGGGCCGACGACGCCGTAGAACGTGGCGAGCGCTGGGCATGCTACCAGCCCCACCCACTTCAGGACGTCGTATAGCTTGTCTGGCATCGGGTAGTTCATTTCATGCCCCTCTCTGGGGCGCTGTGAGCCGTCCTGCGGCCACGTTCGCGCCCCGCTCGGTCAGTTGGTCACATCTTGATTTGCAGGGCGCAGATGCGCTCGTAGACGCTCTTGCCCGTGCCGTTGCCGCCGAGGGCGGCGTAGGCGTGGTAGCACTCGTCTATCTCGCGCCGCCGCTCCATGGTCAGCGGCTCGCCCTTGATGACGAACAGGTCGAAGTCGTCCATCAGCTCGTGGCGCAGGATGGACTTCACGCCCTCCTCGATGGCGCGGTCCCGCGTCGTGATGCGTTTCAGCCGCGACGCGAGATAGCCCGTTGCCGCGCCGAAAGCTGCCGCCACGCACAGCGACACGAGCTGGGCGATGATGGGGTTGGTCATTAGTCCTCCACGTAGGTGTAGGTCGCGGGGTCGGGGTGCTCCTAACCTGTGATGGCTGCATTACGACGGACTGATTTTCTTCACTTCAAGAAGATGATAAGTGTGATTCGAAACAGTTACATAGACATCTACGCCAACAAAGATCTCGAAGGTCTCGTCTATCGTGTCCACTTTCCACCTATCAACGAAATACACAGTGCTCAAGCTGTTATCCCAAATCTTGATGGCGCTGTATTTGGACATTTCAGCCTTGGCTACGTGGTAGTCATACTCGAAAGACTCAAAAAGTGTCGTTGTTTTTCCCGCGTCTATCCACAGGTTCGTAAAACTTGTGTCGGTGTACAAAGTTAGCTCTGAGCCGCCTCCCCCACCGCCACCCGACGAGCTAATCACGCCGTCGCTGATGGTGATGGTCGAGCCGTCCACCTTCACGCCGCCCAGCGTCGAGGTCGATGCCGTGGGGAGCGTGTAGGTGGGCGCATACAGCTTTGTCGCGGTACCGTCCACGCTCACGGATGCAATCTCGGTGCCGCTGGTGAGCGTCTGCGTCACGGTGACGGTAGAGCCGCCGCCAGACTCCGCGCCAGTCCACAGCCTGATGCCTGTGCCGTCATGCCAGTAGACCGCGTGCTCGATTGCCAGCTCCATGTTCGTCGCGCTGTAGGCCGTGCCGAGGTGGATGTAAATCTTACCGTCCTTGCTCGTCGGCAGCGTCTGTACGATGTCCTGCATCACGGCACTACCGTCAGTCTGCGGGGTGCAGCGGAGGTAGACGGCATCCTGCGCGGTGAGCGAGAATCCCGATGCCATGTACGAGTAGCCGATGGTAAGCGTGTACTGCTGCCAGATTGCCGTTGCGCCGATGCCCGTGCCAGCCGTGCACGTGCCGTTCGTAGAGCGATAGACGATGGGGCCGAACGGGTCGATGGGTCGGGTGTTGAGCGTGCGATTCGAGGTGGCATTAGTGCTCGTGCTCGTGTTGATGGGAACCCACTTTGAGCCGTCTGCCGACGTGAGCCACAGGCGGTAGCGATAGCCAGTGTCGGATGCCACGAGGTTGCTTGAGTTGGAGCGGAGCTGGTAGCCGATGGTGTTGGTGTTGCCGTCGTATCCGCGATAAATCCACCAGCCGCCGTTGCCAGAGTCGAGCGCCGTGGAGTACACAAAGAGCATCGTGTACGAGACGTTGAAGATGGTCGTGTCCCGCGTCGCGTTGGTCATGTTGTTGTAGCAGGGCTTCGCGCCCAGCCCGTTGACGTTGACCGTGAAGCCAGACGCGCTCGTGACCACGCCGTTGTGCAGCATGACCGTCGTTCCGTCCACAAGCGCCGTCAATCCCTCCACAGTGGCTGTGAACGCGGTCGCGGTCGATGTTGAGTCCACGGTGCCATAGAGGATTGCGTTTGCACGGTTCGCGTTGCCGCCGCTGCTCGGCGAACTCGCGTAGTCAATCTCGTCGGGATAGTAGAACGTCGCGGTCGTTGCCCCAGACGGCAGCGTGACCGCAGGAACGTCGGGATAGGTCGCGCCCATGAGGTCGATGTTAGGCATGCAATCCTCCTAGCTGATGGAGAGCACCTTGGTGGTCGCGTCCTGCGAGACGGTTGCGCTGGTGAGGGTACCAGCCACGTTGAAGATGGTCACGCCGCTCTTGATGTTGGATGCCTTCAAGTCGGCATCGCCCGCGATGGTCTGCACGCCCGTGAGGTAGGTGCCAGCGGCGATGGTCTGCGCCGACGTGCCGGGTGTGATGGTCGCTGCGGCCTTGGTGGTTAGCTGCTCTGTCTCGCTGCCAGAGACGGTCACGGTGCCAGCGGTGCCAGCGGAGACGTAGCCAGCCGAGACGCTGGGCGTGACGGATTGCTCTGCACTAACGGTTGCCGTGATCTTTCCGTCGCTGCCGACCGAGATGGTCGGTGTGACGCTGATTGTGGTCGCGGGAGTGGATGCGCTGCCCGATGCGACGGCCTTGCTCGCTGCGGTGGCGTAGTAGCCTGCGGGAGCCGTCACGGTTGCGCCGCTCACGGTCATGTTGGTGCTGGTCTTGGTGGCGATGCTGCCCGTGTACTTGGTGCCGCCAGAGCCGTACGCGGTCACACCGTTGAGCATCTGACCGCCGCCCGTGATTGTGGCATCGCTCACGTCATGGAACTCTGCGGTTCCGCTGCCAGTCGATAGCGGGATGTTGACCTCGGAAACGTCCGAGTACGTGATGCCGTTGATTACAACGTTCTTTGCCATGTGCGCTCCTTAGCTCACGGATATGCGGCCACCGCCGTGGTCGGTGATGAGGCCGTAGTTGCGGGGGATGGGGTTTACGATGAGGTCGGTGAGGACTACCTGCCCTGCGGTCGGGAATACCTGCGTCGAGCGCGTCGGCGTTATCTCGGTGGCATCCTCGTACGTCGGGTAGTCAGCCGAGACCATGCGCACGTCCTGTGCGAGCGTCACGCCCTGCGTGGGGTCGCTCACGTCGAGCTGGTACCTGTCCTCGCTGACCTGCAAACGGTGCTTGCAGCAGCAGGTCATGGCGCCCTCCTATTCGAGCACGGAGTCGAGAAGCTGCGTACCGATGGGGATGGAGCGCACGATCGTGGCGTTGCGCATGCCGCGAAGGTCGAGCCAGTTCACCTGCACGTCGCATGAGCCGCGCTGGAAGGTCGCGGTCTGCTCCTGCGTCAGCGTCACCTCGATGGTGGTCACGCCGTCCTCGACGGTCACGGTGGCGTCCTCGATGGTGAGCTTGCGGTTGTGCTGCTCGATGGTCACGTACACGTCCATGCCAGTGAGGTCGGCATCGACGGTGAGCGTGATTGTCGGTGTGGTGTAGGGAATCATGCATTCCTCCTAGTAAGCCCACGTCGCGGTGCAGCGGTACTCGCGTTCCGCCTGCGTGCCGCCCCAGTTCTGTATCGTCACGCTGCCGTCTGTGTCGACCTGCAGGTACGAGTCGGAGATGGCGGCGCCAGTCTTTGCCATCGGAAAGTAGAGCGTCGTTTTCGGTCGGTACCCCGCTGGGATGGTGCAGACGGATGCCGTCCCCCACTGCGCGGATGGAGTGGTGCCGCTGCTCATGAGCGTGGCCGTGCCGTTGTGGGCGTGGAAGTAGTTGGTGCCAGTGCCGCCCAGGGATGCCAGCGGGTACTCGTCCTTCGTGGTCGATGCGTCCACCATCGCTTCGGTGCCGAGGTAGGTCACGCGAACGCGTGCGCCGACGGGTGCGTGCACGTGAGACGCCACGAGCACGCCTTCCACGGTCGTGCCGGCAATGTCCACGTCGGCTGTGCCGTCCTGGTTATTCGTAACCACGGTGCCCCAGCGCCACCGCGCGGATGGTTTGGTCGGCATCGGCGCGAGCGCTTCGGCGATTGCCCGGGCTGCCGACTCGATGCTATTTGGCACGGACGAACCTCCTCAGCTCGGATTTGGTGAGACAGCCAGCGCTGCCGAGGTCTACGTCTTGCGTGCGCACGATGAACGTGCCGGCAATGCCAGCGGAGCCGTAGTTGATTGAGACAACATCACCGACTCGCACGGGACAGTGAACGTGCTGGATGGTCACGCGGTGGACAACCGACTGCTGCGTCCTGAGAAGGTCTGCGGCCTTGCGGTTGGCCTGCGCCTGAGTGACCGCTGAGTCGAAGTTGTAGACCTTCGCCTTGGTGCGCCCCATGGCCACGGTGCTCCACGGGCTCGCGGGGTCTGTGTCGGTAGCGATGCCGATGGTCGTGACGCCCTCTGTCTCGAATACCGCGATCACCTTGTTCGCAACGTCGGTGGCGTCAAACTCGTCGGTGGCCTCGTTGAGGAACGTGGCGCTTGGCCCCTCGCGGAAGTCCCAGACGGGCGTGGTAGCGCCAATGTCGGCATCTTTGCGGAAGACCACGTTGCCGAACGGGTCTGTCTGCGCCGCGCGGAAGTCAGCAGCCGCCAGAAGCCCGTTGACGGCCTGCAGCTTGCTTCCGCTGTCGGCGATGCCCTCGCCGTTCATGCCGTCGAGACCGAAGCGCCAGTTCGTGCCCAGCGTGCCGCTGAACGTGTCAGCCTGGACAACCTTGAGGTTTGCGCCCTCGCAGATGCTCTTTGCCTTGCTGACGGGGTTCTGGTTGGACTTGACGGTGTAGATGTTCTCGAAGCTGTCTTCCGCCAGCTCGAGCAGCCTGCCGTCGAGCTGCACGCTGCATTTCTGGTAGCTTCCGCTCACGTCTCGCGACGGGATGGACGGGAGCCACGTGCCCATGCAGACGGACTCGGTTGTTCCGTCTGACCACGTGGCGTCGAGGTAGCAGCGCACGAGGTCGTTTCCAACGTCGAGCGCACCGATGCAGTCGACCGATGCGCTCTCGAAGGTGTCGGTGTCGGAGTTGATCGTGAGCGAGCCTGTCGTGAGGTTTGGGAGCTGCTCGGTCTCGTAGCCCGTGAGACGTGAGACGCGAACCCAGCGCCAGCCAGACTCGAAGGGCTTTGTCCAGTCGGCCATTTACGGCTCCTCCCACCTGACGGCATCCCAGTCGAGCGAGATGCGCCAGACGTTCGCTCGGTCGTGGCCTGTCTTCGGCTTGATGTGCGCACGCCAGCGGTGCCCGAACGGGTCGCGAATCCAGCCCATGGGATAGCGCAGCGAAAGCGTGTTGAGCCTGTCGACAACCGCGAGCTCGTCGGTGTCCCACGAGAACGTGCCGTTCTCTTCCCTGTCGGTCGTGGAGTAGTAGACGGGAAGACCGCCACCCGTGCCGCCGTCGGCGAAGTGGTACAGCTCGCCGCCGTGCTCGATGCGCCTGTCCTCGTCGGGGTTGTAGTGCATCGTTATGCACTCTTCTGCATCAGCGCCGAAGTTGATTGCCCATGCCCTCGTCCGCATCCACGCGTTGATGACGAGCGGGTCTGACGCTGCGCCAGTCACGTTGTCGGTGACGGTGACCTCGTAGGTGTACTGAACTCCCAGCGGCGGCATGATGTCAACGTTGTCCACGTTGCCCAGCTCTGACGCGAGCGCTACCCTCTCGCCGTCCACGACTCGCACGAGGGTCGCACGCGTGCCGGATGGCAGCGCGTTGCACGTGACCGTCATGGTGCAGGCGTCGTAGTCGGGCGTTAGAGAGTCCAGCGTTGGCGTTGCTGGTTTCGTCCACGAGACGAGGAACTGCGCGTAAACCGTGGTTTCGAGTCCCATGCCGTTCGTCACGTCCAGCCACACCTCGTATGCGCTGTCATTGACGAGGTAGGGCAGCTCTGGGAGGTTGAGCGACAGGTTGCGGGCGTCTGTTGCCAGAACGTCTCCCCATATGGTGCGCGTGTCGTAGATGGTCTCCGAAGAGCTGACCTTCACGACACGCACGCGCTGAGCCGATACGCCCGTCACGTCGCTGACAGACCACACGATGGAGAGCGGGTAGCCGCTCATGGTTGAGCCGTGCGCTGGCGAGACGAGCGTCACGTCTGGCTGGTCGTAGATGCCGAACGTCGCGTTTGCCGCGGCGCTCGTGCCGTCTGGGTTGGTCGTGGTCACGAGCACGGTGACCGTGGAGCCGACGGGTGCGAGCGTGGATGCCGTGGCAGTCCACGTCCACTCGAGGTACGCCCACGTCGCGGAGCTGGTAGCCGCCTGCGTCGAGGACAGCTCGCCGTCGACGTAGACCTGCACCTGCGAGGACGTGACGCTCGTGTCGCTCGTCCACGTAAGCTCTACCTGCTCGGTCGGCCTGTAGTTGGACTTCGCGCCGTTGATGACTGGGGTCGATGGTGCGGCCATGCTATCGCCTTCCACTCGTGCCCATGCGCCCGCGCATGTCCGCGTACTCGGCAACGACACCGAGTGCAGCGGCGAGACGCGAGTCAGCGATGAAGCTATCGCCGTCGATGTAGTAGTTGTTCGTCACGCCACCAACGCCAGCGCCTGCGAGCGCGAACTGGCTGTGGCCGCCGAACCCCAGCGCCCCAGCGACGGACTCCGAAGCGCCTTCCATCGCGTTGACCGCGTCGGATGCGCCGTCTGCGATGCCGTCGGCGAGACCAGCCATCATGTAGCCGCCCATCTGAGCCATGAGCTTGGAGGGCGATGCGATGCCGAAGAACGACTTGAGCGTGCCGATGGCGTCGGAGCAGAGATTGGACACCGCGTTGGTGACCCATGAGGTCGCGTTGCGGATGCCGTTCACGAGTCCCTGGATGATTTGCTGTCCAGCGTTGACGAGCCACGATGCGGCGCCAGAGAGCGCGTTGGACACCACGTTGCGGATGTTGCCCAGCGCGTTGCGGATGCCGCTCATGGCGTTGCTCACAGCCGTGATGAGCGCATTCATCGCTGCGCTCCAGATGCTCCTGATGAAGTTGGCTGCGGTGGAGATGGCGTTCTTCACCGCGGAGAGTGCGCCAGAGATGACCGACTTAATCTTGTTGAAGATTTCGACGATCTTCTTTCGCGCGTCCTCGTTGGTAGCGACAAACGCGATGATTGCGCCGATTACCGCGGCGATGATGGTTATCGGGCCACCCAGCACCGAGGTCACGAGCGCGATTAGCCCGGGGACACTGCCAACCATCGCGAGCGCTGGGCCAACGACGGTCGTGAGGAATGCCACGGCGCCGCTGATTGCGCCGACGATCGTCGTGATGACGGATGCCGCGGCGATGCCCGTCACGATGCCAGCGATGATGGGGATTGCCGGTGCGATGAACTCGATGAAGTCCCCGAATGCGTCCGCGAGCGTCGAGACGATTGGCGCCGCTGCCTCGAATGCCGATGCCATGTTGTCGATGAACTCGGTGATGCGTCCGTTCTCGTTCAGCGAGTCGTAGATTTCCATCATCGTGTTTGTGACCGCAGCCTCGAGCTGCCCTGTGGCGCCCTCGAAGGTCGCGGACGATGTGGCTGCTTCCTGCGCCACGTCGGTCATGCCGAGGCTGACGATCGCGGCGTTGAACTCGTCTGCCGTGATCTCGCCAGCGGCCAGAGCGTCGCGGAACGTGCCCATGGAATCGTCCCATGCGCCCATCGCGAGCAGCTCGTTCTGGATTGCGCCAGAAGCGCCCGGGAGGGCGTTGACCATCTGGTTCCAGTCTTGCGTCATGAGCACGCCAGCGCCGTTCACCTGCGTGATTGCGTTGGCGAAGTAGCCGAAGCTCTCGGAGTTGCCGCCAGCGGCCGCGTTGAGGTTGCCCATGGCCTGCACGAGCGAGTCGTAGCCCTCCACGCCGTTCGCCGCGAGCTTCGCCGAGGTGTCGAGAACCTCGCCGAGGTCGTAGACCGTCTGGTCGGCGTAAGCGCGGATGGACTCCATGGAAGACTGGATCTCGGCATCATCGAAGCCGGCGAAGCTCATGGTTCCCGCGAACTTGAGCAGCGCGTCCGATTGCGCGATGCCCTCGCCGAAGTAGTAGCTGAACTGGCTCGCGGCCTCTGACGCTATCTGCGACATGAGGTTGCCGAGTGCGACAGCGGCAGCGGAGCGGAAGTTCTCCGCGAAAGAGTTGCCGGCAGACGTGCCGGCTCCACCTGCGCCGCTCGTGGAGCTGCGCCTGAACCCGTCGGCGAAGTCATCGCCAGCGGCATCGCCGACACCTGCCATGGCACGCTGCACTGCCTGAGACACCGAGCTGCCGTCTAGCCGGGGATAGATTTGGAGATAGGCGGATGCAATCTCACCACCTGCCATCATTCACCCCCTTGCGTGTTTAGGATTTCGTCAATCCACTTGCGGTTAGCGAGTGCGGCGCGTGCGTGCTGCTCGTCCTGCTCGCGCTTCGCGGGCGTATTGAGCGGCTCTGGGTAGTTACGACCCTTCGCGCCTTCCTCTGTGTTCTGCCATGCAAGCACGCGTAGCATGTGCTCCATGGCCACCATCATGTATTCGGGGACTCCCCACTCTGCTGCCGTCCCTCGCCAGACCCTAGCCCCCGCGGGGAGCTGGGCCGCGCAACAGGCGGCATGGGCATAGGAGTAGTCCCTGCCCATGCCGTCCAGGTTGAGTCCGTAGGTCTGCTGGAGGTCTGCCCTCAGCTCGCACGGCTTTTCACGCATGAGCCGCGCGAGCAGCATTAGTTTTTTGCTTCCTCGCCAGCGGCTGCCACCGCGGCGGCGAGAAGCTCGCCCATCTTCTTGAACTTGCCGCCGACCATCTTCGCGTACTCGCGGTCGCGGCCAGCGAATGCGGCCTTGAAGCAGCGCACAAGCGACTTTGGGTCTTCGTCGGCGCAGAGGATGTCGCACACGAACTCGTAATCCGTGAGAACGTCATCGTCGGCCTCGAACTGCTGACCCTCGAACTCGAATGAGACCATTAGGATGCCACCGCCTGGATGTAGTCGTAGGCGGAGACGCCCGTGGCGTCGATGTTGCAGGTGATCGTGATCTCACGGCCAGAGATCTCACCCGCTGCGAGCGAGAGGTCGCCGACGGACGTGACCTGCCCCGCGGGAATGACCTGACGCCAGCGGCGGCCGTCACGCAGCACGAGCTCGAAGACGTAGACGCGGTTAGCGACGGAATGGTCTCCGTGCTTGACGGTGATGGCGCCGCCAGACTGGGCGACGGTGACCATGTCCTGGCCGTAGATTTCCTTCAGCGCGGGCTCGTTGACCTCGATGAGCTTGAGGGTCACGGTCTCGGTGCGGGAGGAGGTCGCGGTGTAGACGGTATCGCCGTTCATGTCCTTGAGTGCCGTGGTGTCGGTCTCGATGGACTCAGAGATGCCGTCCTCGGAGATGAAACCGAGGCACGTGAAACCGCTAGCGAGAGCGGTGGTGTAGTCGGTCGGGGCGTCAACGCTAGACGCCGCGGAGTAGACATAGCCGCCAGAGACGCCCTTGGTGGTCGAGACGGCGGCGACGTTGTTAGAACCGGTTGCTGCCATTGGCTTGTCCAATCTTTACGAGAAAGGCCCCCGCGGTCTGCAGGGGCCTTCCGTTGGTTGTGTTGCTTCCGTGCTAGACGCCGTAGAGCGACTGCGACAGGGCCTTGCGCATACGCGAAAGAAGCCCCTTGTTGGACGTGCGTGCGCCCACCCATCCGTGCGCGGACACTGGGCCGTAATCCACTCCGCACCCGAACCTGAGGCCGCTCACTGCCTCCGCGCGGTACTTGGCACGCTCGGCTAGGTAGCCGACTTCGCGTGCCACGCCAGCGGAGCGCATGACTGAGCGGAACCCAGAAGGGTTGAGCTTGATTTCCACGTCCTGCATCTCACGCCTCCAGGTTGCCGTAGTACGGCTGCGCGAAGGTCGCGTGGGAGTGGACTCCCAGCATGTCCAGTTCGTCCTTGCGGATGTAGAGCCGCCCGACGGGGTTTCCCCACGTCCACGTGTTGGAGTAGGTGGACACGCTCTGGATTGACTGCGGGGACAGGCCGAACTCCTCGGCGGTCGGCGATGCCATGGCACGCTCGACCATCTGCGCCACGACGATGCGTGCCGCGTCAGGCTCCGGCTCGAATCCCTTGCACGCAGTGGAGACCATGAGAGACGCACGCTCGATGAGCATGGTCGCTACTCGCTCGTCCAGCACGGTGCATGCGAGGTCTTTCAGGGATGCGTAGACAACCATCTAGACCTCCTTCCTCGCCTTTCGGCGCGGTGCACGCGTCTGCTTCGGCTGCTCGGCTGCAGGTGCCACCAATCCGCAGTCGGCGAGCTGGGAAGCGCGGGCAGTCGCGCACTCGAAGCGCTCGCCCACGTCGCGGAGCACGTCCTGCTCAGCGTCGTGGAACGTCTGGATGACGATGACGAGCACTAGGCGCTGATGGTGGCAACGATGATGTGGGACAGGAACTCGGGAACGACGGCGGCGCCACCAATGACGACGATCTGCATGGCTGCGTTCTCGTCCTTCGGGGCGTGCTTGACGGCCACGATGCCGCTCTCGTCGGTGGTGAAGCCAGCGCCGATGCCCTGAACGTCAGCGGAAGCGATGACGATGTTCTCCTGGGCGGTCGCGTAGACCTTCGCGTTGGCGAGACCGGGAACGACGATGAGGGTGCCCATGCCGAGGAAGTTCTCGATGTAGGACAGGCCGAAGGCGGTCTGCATGGTGATGTTGGCGGCGCCGAGGTAGCCAGCGGCGGTCACGGGGTTGCAGAAGAAGACAGGGGTGGATGCGTAGCCGTCGCGGGCGGTGTTCAGAGCTGCCCATGCGTTGGCGCAAGCCTTCTGGAAGTCGGCGCCAGTGGCGGTGCCGGTGCCCGTGGCGAGGGCGGTGGCGAAGATGCCCTTGAGGTCGCCCTGAATCTTGGCGCGGAGGACGGCATCCTCGTGAGCGACGGCGGGAAGGCCGGCGGACTGGATGGTCTCGAAGCCGACGAGGGCGCGGTACTTCTTGTAGGTGAGCGGGGTGAGGGTGGTGGTGCGGGCGAAGGTCGAAGCGGTGATCTCGGCGGCCTCGGCAACGTTGCCGTCCTGCAGGGTGGCGGCGACGGCGCGGGTCTGGAGGGCGGTGCCGACGGGGAGAACCTGCCAGTTGGCGGCGTTCAGGACCTGCTTGAGGTTGGAGTAGTCGGTGGCGTAGCTGGCGGCGAAGTCGATGGAAGCGGCGCCTGCGATCTCGTTGAAGCTGAGGGAAGTGGTGGCCATTGTTGGCTCCTTTAACTGTCGAAGATTTCCTTGTTGGCTGCGATGGCCCTCAGACGCGCGTCAGGATCCTTGATGCCGAGGATGTCGGCCTTGGAGAGCGTCGGCGGCTTCGGGTCACCGTGGTCTTGGAGTGTCGGGTAGCGCGGGACGGTAGCCATCTGCTGCTGCAGGAACTGGGCGTTCTCTTCCACGTCCCCAGCCATTCGCGCGAGGAGCGCCGCGTCTACGCCGTGTGCCGCTGCCGCCTGTGCGACTTGCTGCTGGCGTGTGCGCTCGCTCTCGAGCTGCTCGAGCTGCGCCCTGAGCTTGTCCCTTTCCTCCACCGCCTTCTCGAGGTCGCTTTTGGCAGCTTCCTGCGCAGCGTCGAACTGCGCGGCCTTAGCCTTCACGTCATCGTAGTCGGCGTACTTTGCACGCTCGCGCTTGAGACGGTCGCCGATGATTGCGTCCATCTCGGCCTGTGTGAACGTGCGCTCCGCAGGTGCGCCCTGCGTCGGCGTGTCGATGGTGTCGGGCATGTTCGCCCCTTTCCCCGCCTTTGGCGGTCGTCATCCGCGATTGGCTCGCGTAGCCATGAAAAAAGCCCCGCAGGGCCTTTGTCATCAGAGTGGGACGATGCGCGGGGCGTCGAGAAGCCCATCGCGCTCGTAGTCTCGTGGCGTGTACCAGAGTTCCACGCCTTGCGTGTCTCGCTTGCGTGCGTCTGCCGCTGGGAGCTGCGCGGTCGCGTTCGGGTGGGCGTCCACGATGTCCTGCTTGCGCTGCTCGCCCTCGTCACGCGTGAGCTCGCCGCGCTCGACCTTCGCGTCCACGCTCGCAAGCTCCTTCCACACGCGGTACTGCTCGTCCACGTCGACACCCTCGACGTACGAGCTGCCGTGGATGCCAGCGATGATGAGGCAGTTGCAGCCGCGGTGGTCGGCATGCCCAGCCGATTCCTCGGAGCGGTAGGCGAAGCCGCGCGAAGCGAGCATCATGCAGTAGGTGCACGTCTCGGCGCCCGTGGGGACTCGCGCAAACGCGATGTCCCCCGGTTTGAGCGCTTCTGGGTAGCGCCGTCTGGAGCGTCTCGTGCGGTCTGTGAAGCCGACGTTCGCCGTCGGTTGGTGGAGCTGCCCGAAGTTGCGGTTGGTGTAGGTGGTGCCGAGTCCGCCTTTCGTGACGTATCGGTTGTCCCTCTCGGCGTTGCGCATGGTGGTCTGGTTGGCGCACCTGCGAACGTAGTACTGCGTCATCGAGTCGACGGCATCGAGGTATGCGGCCTCGTCACCCTCGACCACGTGTTGAACCTGATAGCGCACGGCACGCTCGACCGATTGCTCAGGGTCGGAGAAGAGCACCTCGGCTCGCGGCACGTTGACGCCAGCAGCGGCCATCGTATCGTCGTAGAGGTCGGCTGCGCACGATGCCGCGGCCTCGCCGTAGGTCGTGACGTGTCGCGTCACGATGCCCACGGTTGCCTCGCGCACCTCCTCGACGGATGCGCCAGGGTGAGCCGCCATCCAGCCCTTGACCTCGGTGCGTGCCCTGCTGCCGCCCCTGCGCTGCGCGGTCTCGAGGGCTGCGCCGTACGCCTTGACTTCCTGCAGGCTTATGCCGTAGATGCCGCGCTGCTTGTCCATCACTCAGCCCCAAAGAGCATCGTCTGGCGAAGGTCGGCACGCTGGCGCCTTCTCTCGCCCTCGATGCGGGCGATGGTCGGAGCGTCGAAGCCCAGCATCTCGTAGAACACCTGCGTGCCGGCAAACGTCGGGTCTGCGCTCGCGATCTTCACCGCAGCGTCGGCCGTCGAAGCCTGCGAAGGCATCGCGGGGTTCAGGAAGTGCGGCATCACGTCAAGCTCCTCGTCCGTGAGCTCGCTCATGGACTTGTTGCCGGCAATCGCCTGAGCCATGAGCGCCATCTGGTACAGAGCCTCGCCGTTCTCGCGGTTGAGGTTCTGCGCACGGATGATGAGCTTCTCGTTCGCCGCTGCCACGGCATCCGCGCTCGTCGGGTTCGCGTCGTTCACAACGCCCGTGTCGGTGACAGACAGGCTCGTGACCGATGCGAACTGGGTGGCGAGCATGCGCAGCATCTCGACGTGCGGCGCGATGGTGCCCTGCGAGAGCTGCCCGAACTGCGGCATCTCGCCGTTCTCGTCACGCGTCGCCAGAAGCATCGAGCCGGCATACGCGCGGAACTTGTCTGAGACGAGCGCGTCGTACTGCTCGTCCGTGATGCCCAGAAGGTACTTCTGCGGGCTCGTGGCGAACTCCAGCGCGATGGTAGCAAGCGCCATCGTGCGGATGTAGCCGCGCGTGAGGTCACGAACCGGGCGGGAGATGCGCGAGCGCCCGAACGGTCGCGAGGTCGTGTCGCTCTCCGATGACATCGCCATCATGAGCGGGCGCCCCATCGCGTGCGGGAACTTGGTCGCTGCCCACATGGGGCCGTCCTGCTCGCGCATGATGACCCACACGGCATCGTCGGTGTACATGTTCACGACTGACGGGACGGTGCCGCCGTTTCTCGTGCGTGCGGTCTGCATGATTGCAAGACCAGCGCTCACGCGCTGCATGCCGCCGTCCCAGAATGCCGTCGCGGTCTCGCCGCTGTGGAAGCGGATGGACACGCCAGACGCGTTGTTCGCCGCGCTGAACGTCGGGAACACAACGCCATGCATCAGCTCGTCACCGCAGGCGCGGCCGTACTGCGAGATAAGCGAGTTGTCGCGCACGATGCGGTCGAGCAAGTCGCTGGAGCCGCCGTCGCGCGTCACGAACCCGTCGAAGCGGCTTCTGTCCTTCAGGACTGTCACGGCCTTCTCAGGCCACGAGCACGCCATCTCGAAGGACGATACGCTCTGCGGAATCGCGATGCCGATGTTGCACTCTGCGACGGTCACGCGGCCGTCGTAGTAGCGGCGCTTCAGCCGGTTCTTCGAGCTGTGGTCGTGCAGCTCGTCAACCAGGTCTCCGAGAAGCGCACGGTTGGCCGCGTCCAGCCCCTTCGCGTTCTTGATGTTGCCGAAATCGAGGTGCATCAGCCTATCCTTAGTCTCTTAGCAGGGTTTCGCTTAGAGGTTCCGAGACCCCAGAGCGCCAGCGAGCACGCCTCGATGGGGAGCGGGTCATCGCCGCCGAAGCCCCACCCGCCGCTGCGCCCCACTGGGCGTCTCGTTGCCTTTGTTGCGGATTCCATGAGCTGCGTCTGTGGCCTGTACCACGTGAGCTTGTGCTCGCTCACGGCATTACAGAGCATCGATGCGGCTGCGATCACGTCACCCGTGCTCGGTGACACGACGTAGCCCCTCGGTGCCCTCTCCAGACGCTCCACGAGCGCCTGTGAGCCGCTTCTGCCGTCGATGACGGCCACACAGCCCGTTGATGCCCTCTCCATGAGCCACGATGCGAGCCACGACGTGCCAAACGCCATTGACTCGCGCCGCTCTATCTCCACGTGAACGATGCCGTCGGCTTCCTCAGCGACAGCCAGGACTACCTCGGAGCCGTCAGGCGCGAACTTGACGCCGTATGCCGTCCTCTCAGGCTCAAGAGGGTTGTCCGTTGCGCATGCGTCCCATGCCGCCGCGTCTATGACCGTCTGGATTCTTCCAGCGGTTGGAGACCACCACCCGAGACGCTCCCGGGCGAACCCGTCGCGGCTCATGGTGTCGTGCTCGTCCCTCACGGTGTCCTCGGACATGCGGCGCCCCATCGCTGGGTTGCACGCGTACCAGAGGTCAACGCTGTCCACGTCCACGTCATCGAGCGAAGCGCCCACGGCACCCCACTCGAGCCACCACACGCCAGTGTCGGATGCGTGTGCGCGGTCGTGGAGCGTGCGGAACACGGTGCCCTGGCACTCAGGCCCCGGCACGGTGCCGACGTAGATCTTCTGGGGGTCTGCGTCTCCCTCGTCAATCTCGCCGCCAGCCGAGACCGTCGGCAAAATCGCATCCTGCTGGGCGTTCGTGAGTTCTTGCGCCTCGTCAAAGACGATCACTGAGTAGGTGCCACCGCGTCCGCCTGAGTTGGTGCGGGTCTGGAACTCGATGCAGGCGCCGCTGTTGAAGTAGATGCCCTCGTAGCCGCCAGCCTTGTAGATGTAGTCCAGCTCGTCCTTGAAGTCCTCGTGCGACTCGATGAAGTCACACATCTCCTTGAACATCTTGCGAACCGTGCGCCCGTGGTGCGCGGTGTACAGCACGCTCTTTCCCTCGACCACGGACATGTACATCGCGTAGTCGCGGAGGGCGAAGGACTTACCGTTCTGGCGCGGTTTCGTGATGCCGATGGACTTTGCCGCGAAGGAGCCGTCCGCGTTCCTGGCGAAGAACACGTCCATCTCGTGGAGCTGGCTGCCGTAGTAGCGACGGCCATAGGCTTCGAAGAGAGCGGAGACATCGCCGCCGTTCGTGTGGTCGAATGTCCCGATTCTCTCGAAGGTCGGCGTCTGGCCGCCCAGCCTACGCTCCACGTTCGGCCTTCGCCTTAGCCCTCGCGCCTGCGAGCGGGCTGTCCTTCTTCTCTGCTGGTAGCGCGTCCAGCTCGCTCATGACTTCCATCAGGCGCTTGGACAGCGCTGCCACGTCGCGCCCGCTCTCGCAGTCGACGATCGTAAGCGCGAGCTTGTCGCGCAGTGCCTCGAGAGTCCTGCGTCTGCTGCCGCTCTTCGCGGCTCCGATGAGGTCAGCCACGTCCTGCCTCCTTGTTTGAACCGTGGATATGGCCAAAGGCCATGTGGAAAACCAAATCTGGCTAAATCGGCACA